GTGTTCGCAGTTTTTGCGGTGATTTTAGTGCCTGTAGTGACTCCTGTGGCAGTCACAAACATACCCAAATTCAAATCAGCAGTTGATGCAAATGTAAGTGTAGACCCTGCCGTAGCTTGCGCTACACTTGTCGTTTTTGTTAAATTTTGTTCATTGGTACCAAGATACTTGTGAACCAATATGCCAGTGCCACCCACCGTGAACATTTCACTTATGTTACGGTCAATATATTTGTAATCGTTGCTATGAGCTCCGTCTTTCCAAAGCGATAATCTTGGCACTTTATTTTCTCTTTAAATTTTTTGTTGATTCTTTAAAATCATATCGTAGTCCAATGTCGGCTCGATCGCCACCTTGGCCTTGTAGTGTTTTGCTTACACCACCAGTTACTTTCAAATTTGGAGTTACATCATATGACCCTCCAACACCAATGGATGACCCTCCACCGGGTGTTTGACGGTAGGCCAGTTGTCCTTTCGTCTTGTCATCAAATTGTTGCTCATACCCAAACTGTTGTCCGCTTTGTCCAACGTCGCCGTAAAATTTTCCGCCTGATTGATTAGCAAGTTCTGCTCTCAATTGAGGAGTCAAGTAATTGCCGGTACTACCTCCTAAACTTACACCGCCACTTAATTTGCCTAAACCCGTATCCACTACAGGCACTGTACCTGATCGTGCGTTAAAATCAACAGGAGCAGCATATGGTTCTATTTTTTCTGGTGCTGCCGCCGGCGTTGGTGCCGGTTGTTTCTGTATTACATCCTTTGATTGTGCTTTTGTATCAGTTTTAGGTGGTTCAGCAGTGGTGAAAAATGGTTTGTTTATGTCTCTAGACTGTATTGATTTTAGCGTTTTGTCATATTCTGCTTGACCTCCTCTGGCCATCGCTCTATCTAATGATGCCTGAACTCCTGCTTCTCTTGCATCAATGTCTTGTTGACTTGGATTGTAAACCTTTGCACCTGGATTTTCGCCTTTTTGAACCTGAGGATCTCGATTTACCCAAGCACCTTGATTTCTTAGCATCATTGCTTGTTGATCTCTGCTTAATCCACTCATTGCTTCAGCACCCGGACCCTCGCCTGTTCTATATGCTGTATCCAAATCCTTAACAAATTGCGGAGCATCTTTTGGCCACCCACCTGGTGGTTCGTATTGCTCGTTAAGAATGTCTAAATATTTTCTCATCAACTGGGGATGCATGCCTACTCCGAGATATCTAGTATTTAGTTGACAATAATTAATGGACTATATACTATTGATTATGAGCGATTTTAATTCTCTTGGAGATTGGCCCGAAATAGACAAGCAGATTAGGCGTAACCTATGGGCCATGTACAACTTAGCCAACAAACGCCAATTGGAGCGTATGTACAGAAATCTAGAGGCAAGTGTAAATGAACTTAGCCGTTTAAATGTAGATAGACGCAAGTACGGACACTCTGTGCGCTACGACGAGCAGTTAACAAAAGTGCAACAAGAGTTGCAAGAATTGCAAGGTTGGCTAATGTTTGGTGCCCTACTTGACGAAAAACCCAAAGAGTAGTATAATTATATTTTATACAACTCAAGGAGTTTGTAATGGCACTTGCACAAAGTATCAAAGCACCCAAAAAAGCCCCACCCAAAAAGCGTGACCCATTGTTTGCCGACGAAAAGCACACAGGGCGCGAGCCAGTTTGGGACACAGAAAGAGCTTTAAAAATGACGCAGGAAGAATTTGATCATCACTTGCGTAAAAGTTTTTTCTATTACAACTATTTTTATAGTTCAAAGGACCTAAAAAAATATGTAGTAGACTGGATGAAGGACAAATACAGTAAAAACGATGTCAGCCGCTTTATCCGTAGTAGCGATAAAATACTTCCTATTACGGTGTGTAGTCTTATCAAGGCTCATAAGCAAGGTATGCCATTGCGCGAAAAAGAATTAAATTATGTGCAGAATCGCATTTACGAAATTATTAACAGCGACATTCCTGACGAGCCCTCTGCTGAACAAAAAACTGTAGCACCTTCGGCAGTAAAAACAATTCAAGATCGTCTTAACGAAAAAACTAGCGAACATCTAGGACACTTTGAGGGTTTGTATGACGAAGTGGTAGCAGGTGGCACAGTTGACCCAAAAGCCTACGACTATCTAGTAAGCAATGCTGTTCCGCAGAGTCAAATCAAAAAGTTTGAAGACCTGTTTATGGCTCGCAAAACAGAACTAGGTGAAGCATTAGGCCGAGCCGATGAACAGATAGCTGAGGCTTACAGGCATTATAAGGCTTCTGATTACAAGAGACATCACGCATTCATACAAAGTATACTGGATGCACTTGACCAGTATCGTAATGTAAAGAAAGCAACCAAAAAGGCTCGAGTAAAACGAGCGCCAAACAAGGAAAAAGTTGTCAGCAAGCTCAAGTACATGAAGGAAGAAAAAACATTAAAACTAGTAAGTATCAATCCAGTGGATATTATTGGCGCACAAGAGTTATGGTGCTATAACACTAAAACTCGTAAGCTATACAAATACATAGCAGATAGTGTAACTGGTCCGTTGGGTATCAAAGGCACAACTCTAACTGGTTATAACGAATCCGCATCAGTAGGTAAAACATTGCGCAAACCGGAAGAAAAACTCAAGGAATTTTTCAAAGTTGGCAAAGTGCAATTACGTAAGTTCTTAGATGACATCAAAGCCACAGAAGTTGCAGGAAACGGGCGTATAAATTCGGATACCATTCTCCTTAAAGTACAATAAATACACAGTACTTTAGGATATATGGATGTCTAACCCTTTTACTGGAAATGTAGCTCCCGATACAACATACTTCTACGCCAACGGTGTACTTAAATCAGATAGTCTTTATAATCCTGCTACCGGTACCGGCACAGGACATATAGAATATGATGAGAGTGCTGAATGGTTAGATTCGCTTAATCAACGCAGAGCAGCTATAACTGATTACATCAGGATGCGTCTCGGTGACGGCATAGTAGATGTAGAGCTAGACAAAGAACACTACGAGATGTCTATAAATCAGGCGCTGCTGAAGTACAGACAGCGAGCCGGTAATAGTCAAGAAGAAAGTTATGCTTTTTTAAAGTTAGCTCCAGAAACACAAGAAATTATTCTTCCAAGTATAGTAATGGATGTGAGAGCTGCTTACAGACGCGGTATAGGGTCTGTATCGGGCACTACAGCAAGTCAATTTGAACCGTTTGCTAGTGGTTATTTAAACACCTATATGTTGGTTGCCGGTCGGGTGGGTGGTTTATTGAATTATGAATTGTTTGTTGATTATCAAAAACTCGCAATGCGTATGTTTGGCGGTTATTTAAATTTTACATTTAACAAAACAACAAAAAAACTAACATTGATTAGAAAAATTCCTTTTGCTGGAGCCAATGCTAATCCCAATGATTTTGAAGACGTGTTACTGCACCTTTATAATCATAAACCTGACTCAATGTTATTAAATGACTATCAAGCGTTTCCTTGGTTACAAGAATATGCATACAGTTTCGCCAAAAGAATTGTAGGCGAAGCACGTGAAAAATTTGCAAGTATAGCAGGTCCACAAGGTGGTACACAGCTTAACGGATCGACTCTTAAAGGAGAGGCAATGGCTGAAATGGAAAAGCTCGAACAAGAGCTTAAGGATTATGTTGACGGTTCTCATCCTTTGACTTGGGTTATTGGATAATGAAAATAAAAGATATTATTGTTGAACAAAAAGGTGTTCTTAAAGATAGATCTAGAAAAGCTACACGAGGTCTAAATAAATTTACCGACGGAAAAAAATGGAATAGTGATTATACACTATATCGTTTGGGGCTGGCACTTGCAGCCACTGATGGTAAAACAATGCCTGAAGTTCCAGAAGAGTCTTGGATAGGTAAATGGAAAATTACAGCGCCATACACACAACAAGAACAAGATATGCTGAAGTTGGCATATAAAGAAGTAGATGCTGAGCATGAGGATATGAATCACGGAGATCTCCGTAGCCAAGAAGGCGCAACTATTAATAAAAACAGCCCTGTACCTAAAAAATTAAAAAACAAATATGGAGTTTGACAACATAAGAAATTTAAACTAAAATGCTCCAACGGGGGCATTTTTTATGATCATAGGTATCACTGGTTTTATTGGGTCGGGCAAAGATACAGTAGCAAATTATCTAGTGGCAGAGCATGGATTTGTTCGAGACAGTTTTGCAGGCACTTTAAAAGATGCCGTGGCTAATGTTTTTGGATGGGATAGAGAGCTATTAGAAGGACTTACACCAGAAGCTAGAAAATGGCGCGAACAAGTTGATCCATGGTGGGCTAGAAGGTTAAACATGGACGATCTTACTCCGCGACACATGTTACAACTATGGGGCACAGAAGTTTGTAGACGCGGATTTCACAATGATATTTGGATAGCTAGTTTAGAAAATAGACTTAGAAAAACCACACAAAATTTAGTAATTAGTGATGTGCGTTTTCCAAACGAGATTGCGGCTATTAGAAAACACGGCGGTATTTGTATTTGGGTCAAAAGAGGACAACTACCCGAATGGTACGATTGTGCTTTACGTGAAAATACCACACCCGAAGATCGCCAATGGCTACTAGAAGATGCCGGGCAACTTATGCCACAGCGGTATCCCGGCATTCATCATAGCGAATGGGCATGGATTGGTCAGACTTTTAATTTTGAATTGGAAAACAACAGCACAGTAGAACAGTTATATACTCAAGTTAATAATCTGCTACTAGCGGGCTTTCACGCCAAGTAGTTTTTGTTAAATTTAATTCTATTCTACAGTTAGCGCACACAGATCTTAAATTAAGCCAATCATTGTTTTTTAAATTGCCATCTAAATAAAACACAAAAATTTGGCTGGCAATTTTTGCTTTAAAACTGCATTTTTCACAGTTTAACTTTTTTTTGTAGCCAGCTTTTACCCAGGCCGGCACTTGTCTATTTTTTCTTCCTTTTCTATTACATACAGAACACAATTTTCTATATCTTATTTTATCACCAGAATGATAATTTATAGCTACTGGATTACCGTGACATACTAAGCATAGTGGTCTTTGCATAACAATATTTAACTTAAACCTTTCGAAAGGCACCTTGTAGAAGCCAAAATAATATCCTTTTAATAAATATATGCAAATGTCTTATAAAGGATAAAAACATGGCACTAGTATCTCCAGGTTTAGAAATTACCGTAACAGATGAAAGTCAATACGTACCGGGCGCAGTAGGAACTGTTCCCCTAGTTATTTTAGCAACCGCGCAGGATAAAACCAATCCATCGGGCGGATCTGCAACTGATACCACTGCTGCAAGAGCAGGAAAACTCCTTTCTTATTCTAGTCAACGAGAACTAGTGGCAGCTATGGGGTATCCTAGTTTTAAACAAAGTGCTGCCGGAACACCGCTGCATGGCGACGAAAGAAACGAATATGGATTAATGACAGCCTATAATATTTTAGGCAATGTAAACAGAATTTATGCAATTAGAGCAGATGTTGATCTAAATGCATTAGAAGGCACAAGTGTTCGTCCTGTGGGTGCAGTTGCTGATGGCACACATTGGATGGATTTGACAGAAAGTGTCTGGGGCATCAATGAATGGGATGCTATTAATAGTACCTTTACACTAAAAACTCCAATTTTGGTCACAAGCCTAGCAAATCAAACTTTATCAAGCGGCATTTATGTTCCAAATAGTAGTATTGGACAGATTGGAAGCTATGCTGTATCTTTTGGTACTGGCAGCAATGCTATATTATTTTACAAAAATAGAAGCAACACCTGGGTAAGAATTGGAACCAGTGCCTGGAAAAACAGTTGGCCTACTAAGAAAGGAACAGTGACATTTGCTACTAGCGGAACTACTGCTGTAGCCGCAGCCACACCGGCCAAAGGACTTACTATTAACACAGTGGCGGTTACTGTGGGTGCAACAGGTTCACCAAGAACTATTGCACAAGTAGCTGCTGCTATTAATAGTGCAGGTATTACTGGAGTTACGGCGGCTTATATTGATAATAAATTAGAATTGTATGCTACTGATGCCGCTACTAGTAATGGTAGCACAGCAGACGGTAAAATTACATTAGTAGATGGTAACGGAGTATCATTAAGTGCTTGTATGGCAGATTTAGGATTAGGCACCTCGGCTCAGACTTATGCCAATCCAAAATTAACATTTGGAACATTTGCAGAAGTGCCAAGTTGGAGAAGCACAGACACAACAGGCGGAAACGTACCAAGACCAAGTGGTAGTGTGTTTATGAAAGTTGGTGCAACTGGTAGCGGCGCTGATATTATTCTTAAGAGATACAGTAGCACAACCGAAACTTTTGCGGCATTGTCTGCTCCGTTCTATAATAGAGCACAAAATGCAATTTATGGATTAGATCCTGCAGGAGGAGGTAATGGAATTGTTGCTGGAACAGTTTGGAACGCATGGGATCCGCTACGTGATGACACCGCTGCATTTAAACCATTCCGTAGAAGAGTAACCGGAAAAACTGTTGTAAGTGGAAGCATACTTAGCGCGAATCCATTTTCCGCAGCCGACCAATTGAAAATTGGAGTAACGTCAATTGGTACTGCAACTATAACTGAGTATACAGTTACATTATCTGGTACCTCAACTGCAAGTTTTGTTTCAGATATTCTTGCATTAGATATTCCAGAACTAGACATAGATGCTACTAATAATATCATAACATTTACACACATTTATGGTGGCGACATTTATCTAACTGATGTGGCTGGTACTCCTACAGCAGATGCAGGTTTCAGCAGTAATACTACCGGCACTATTGCGTATGGCACTACTCTTGCTCTAACTAATTGGCAATCCTTAACCTATACTTACAGCACTACTGAGCCATACCAGGCACCGTCTGACGGAACATTATGGTATTACAGTGATCCTGCCACGGTTGACATAATGATTAACGACGTAGGCGGGTGGAGAGGTTACAGAAGTTCGTATTGGACTGGTAAAACTGATGCTAGAGGTTACGCATTAGAAAATACAGATCCCGAAGGCGTTATTGTTAGTGCCAGCGAACCAGAATACCAAAGTGATGGTGTTACAGCATTGGTAGCTGGAGATTTATGGTTAGACAGTGGTGACTTAGAAAATTATCCTGTGATTTATAGATATGACGGCAGTGAATGGGTATTAATTGATAATACCGACCAAGTTGGACAAAATGGTATACTATTTGCTGATGCACGTTGGGACACTGACGGCACTACTGATATTATTACAGGATCTTTGCCTGCAATTACTGATTTATTGGCAAGCGACTATTTAGATCAAGATGCACCAGATTATAGATTATATCCACGCGGTATGTTACTATTTAATCTACGTAGAAGTGGGTACAACGTAAAACAATATGTAAGTAACAAATTTAATGCACAGGCTTATCCTGATTTACCTGCAGTTCCTGGTGCTAGTGGTTCGCTGCCTACTATTAAAGATACATGGCAAACTGCCAGTGGTCTAAAAGATAATGGCAGTCCTTACATGGGTCGTCAAGCACAACGTCGTATGGTCACAGCAGGTATGCAAGCAGCACTTATTGCTAACACTGAAGTAAGAGAAGATCAGTTTCAGTTTAATTTAATTGCATGCCCAGGCTATCCTGAGTTGATTGACGAAATGGTAGCATTGAACAATGACCGTTCACAAACTGCGTTTGTAGTTGGTGATACTCCTATGCGTTTAGCACCAAATGCAATAGATATTGCAAACTGGAGTAACAATACCAATGGCGATGGTTTAGCAACATCAAGTCCCTATCTTGGAGTGTATTATCCTTGTGGTCAAACATCAGATTTACAAGGCAACACTGTTGTTGTGCCACCTAGCTTTATGGCACTGAGAACGATTATATTCAATGATAATGTAAGTTTCCAGTGGTTCGCACCGGCAGGTACACGTCGTGGATTAGTTGACAATGCAAGTAGCATTGGATACATTGATCCTACAACAGGAGAATTTACATTTAACGGTATTCGCCAAGGGTTACGAGACACTTTATATGAAAATAAAATTAATCCAATCACTTCTTTACCAGGAGTTGGTTTAGTTGTATGGGGTCAAAAAACACGTAATCCAACCGCAAGCAGCCTTGATAGGATTAATGTTGCTAGATTAGTTAACTACATAAGAACTATATTAGCGACAGTAGGCAATGGATTCTTATTTGAACCAAATGATACCATTACCAGAGACCAGATCAAGAATATTATTAGTGGCGCAATTAATGACCTGATTGCAAAACGTGGTATTTACGATTATGTTGTAATTTGTGATGATACAAATAATACACCTACTAGAATAGCCAGAAATGAGCTTTATGTAGATATTGCTATCGAACCAATGAAAGATGTTGAGTTCATTTATATTCCGATCAGATTGAAGAATCCAGGAGATATAGCAGCAGGAGTATAATATAGGTATATATTGGGGTCACTTCGACCCCAATAGATTCCATTAAAATTTTGGTAAATACCTGTAATAGGAGAATAAAATGGCAATTGCCTCATTAAATAAATTTACAGTTCCTTTAAAAACAAATCAATCAAACCCTTCGCAAGGTTTGTTAATGCCAAAGTTAAAATATCGCTTTAGAGCGTTTTTTGAAAACTTTGGTGTAGGTGTAGGGGAAAAGTTAGAAATGACTAAGCAAGTAGAAAGCATTAGTCGCCCAAATTTAAACATGAACCCATTTACTATTGATGTATATAACAGCAAAGTTAATCTAGTTGGTAAGCCAAGTTGGGAAACAGTTAATGTTGTATTACGCGACGATGCATCAGGTAGTGTTGCTAAAATTGTTGGCGAACAGGTGCAAAAACAATTTGATTTTATGGAACAAAGTTCAGCTGCCTCTGGTATTGACTACAAATTTTTGTTAAAGTTTGAAGTACTTGATGGTGCAAGTGGAAACGCGGCAACTGTTCTTGAAACATGGGAATTATATGGTGCTTTGCTTTCCCAAGTTAATTACGGTGAAATGGCTTACACCGAAAGTGCTCCAGCTCAAATCACTCTTACTGTTATGTATGATAATGCTATACAAACAGGTTATAATGGTGCTAAAGAAGGTGTTGGCTTTGCAAGTTTAGCAGCACGTAACATTAGAGGTTCGGTGACTAACTTCTCCACCTAATAATATCTATTAAGGTGTATTTTAAGCCCAATTATATTGGGCTTTTTTTTATCATAAATATTCATAAAGAATACAACTATGGCAAGCGTTTTTGAATCGTTAGTGACAAGTTTTTTTACTGGTGATAATCTCAAAGATTTTCAACATGCCAGTAGATTATTTGTCGGTAATAATTATGAAAGATCTCCAAAATATACAACCTTGTTTCATGTATATTTTGATTTAAACCCAGAACTAGTTAATCTTAATGTTATAAATCAAAGACAGCAAATTGAATCCGGTATGCTAGTTAAATCTGCAGACCTTCCTAAATTCAGAATAGATACAAAAAATCTAAATAATTATAACAGACCATCTATAGTTCAAACAAAAGTAAGATACGAAGACATTAACATAACATTTCATGATGATTCTGCTAATATAGTACGAAAGTTATGGTTTGATTATTACAATTATTACTATAGAGATATGGATAATAACTATGGTGATGCTACCGGCTCTTTGAATCCAATTTATATTAGAAACACAAAACAGACTTTAGGACAGCGTACTTTACTAAACAAGTTTGGTTATAGTCCAAGAAAAGATAGCAATATTTCTACACAATATATTCAGGCTATAAGAATATATAGTTTACATCAAAAAAGATTTAGTGAATACACTTTAATTAATCCTACTATTTCTGCTTTTAGGCATGGCACCCATGCCAATGGCCAGGATGGCACTTTAGAAAACACAATGACTGTGTCTTACGAAACGGTGTTATATGCAGGTGGGTCAGCACGAGTGGCAAGAGGTTTTGCTGATTTACATTATGATAAATTGCCTAGTCCTCTTACAGTTGCTGGTGGTGGCACAAATAGCATCCTCGGTCCCGGCGGTATTGTAAATGCTTTAGATTCTATTATCAAGGATGGCGGAGATCGAAATTGGGGTAGTGCGGCATTCAAAGCAGTATCGGCTTGGCAAAAAAATAAAAATGTTGATTTCGTTAATTTGGCCAAAGGCGAATTAATTCAAGGATTTACTAATGCTTTAAGAGGAGGAAATGTGGGGAGCGCATTAAATCAGACTTACATTCCTTATAGAGGTGTTAACACAGCCAATGGTACAGGATTTGCATCTGCTTTACAAACACAAACCACAGCCGGATTTGGAAGCGTGGCAAGCAATGGTTTCAATATAACAGCCGGAGCATCTGCGATTACCGGTGGTATTGCATCTGCATTGTCTGGTAATCCAATGGCCTCATTGACATCTAGCATACCAGGAGTTGCAACAAATTCATTGGGCGAAGTTACTGGTGGATCATTAAATAATGTTTTAAATGTTGCAAAAGGTGCTGGTAATAACTTAGTTGCTACTACGTCACAATCGTTACCAACTAATAGTATTTTTTCTTTAATCCAGACAGCAACTGATAAAATCAAGTCTGCGGCCTCGGCCGACAATTTTAAAGTGTTGCAAGAAAATTTTGGTACATCTGCTGCATTTTTATCACAAAATTTGCAAACTATACCTACCACTTTTACAACAGGTACTAACAATATTGTACAACAAGCTTCCAATGCATTGGCTAACACCCCCAATGCTAGTTTACAAATACCGGCCGGTGTTGATACAGCAAGTAAGTTAAGCCTACAAAATTTAACAGCAGCCGTTTCGTCTGCATTGCCAGGTAGTGTGTCTACTAATCCTATAACCATATGATACAGTCTAACAGTAAAATTTTTTCTACTTCTTTATTTGGTTTAAGCACAGATCAACAGCCTGCTAATCTTGTTAATAAAGATTTAGCCACCATAACAGAATACTTGCAGTCAAGTGGTATTTCCAATCTTGGTACAAAATTGCCAAGAGTACCTTCTAATCAACGAGTAGCAAAGGATTAACAAATGGTCTCAACCAGATATCCACAGCCACCCTACCCTACAAATTTAAATAAGCTAAACACAAATGCAATTGATCCACCTGATGCTAATAAGTTTTTTAATAACTTTTTTGAATTTCCAATTGAAGTAAGTTCTAACGTTGATGCAGCTATACTAGCTCATTTTGAAACGATAACAGACAATAAGGAATCAGCGAGAGCATTAGCAAGTGCAGTCATCTATACCGCATTAAAACAAGGATTAAATCCAATGTCTGTATTAGATGAATTTAGAAATATTTCACCTGGTGACTTAAATACCTATACAGCTCTTTTTTTAAATTACGAACGTCGCGGAACTAGTTTTTTAGGTTTAGTAAATAGACCTGTACAAAACAAATATGTAACCAGGGCAATATTACCATAATGCAAAAATTTGCTAACGGTTTTTATCAGATTTTAAATCCTCAAAAATATATTGGTAAAAAAGCTCCGCACTATAGAAGTAGTTGGGAACAAGCATTCATGCGTTTTTGCGATAACAATCCTGCAGTTTTGCACTGGGCCAGTGAATCAATTCACGTTCCATATAGAAATCCTTTTACCAATCGTAACACAATTTATGTGCCAGATTTTTTAATCATCTATCAAAACAAAGCCGGCGAACGTATAGGCGAGTTAATTGAAATAAAACCAGGAAAACAAACTACCCTAGAGGCAGCAGGTAAAAGTGCGAGAGATCAAGCTGCCGCAGTACTGAACATGTACAAATGGCAAGCAGCCAATGCCTGGGCACGGGATCAAGGTCTGCGTTTTAGAGTGGTTACAGAATCCGATATGTTTCATCAGGGCAAACAAGCTCGGTAAATACGAGCATGACAAAAAAACTATCAGAACTTTTTGATTTGCCTGATATTCCTTCAGCCGAGTCAGCCGAAAACTCAGAAGTGCTCAAAACCATAGTTGAAAACAAAGAGGTAATTGCTAGAGTAGATGAGGTAATAGATAAAATAGATATCGCACTACCTACAGTCAGAGATCTCGAGGCATCGGATCAAGAGATGGATGAACTAGCCAATTTAGCCAAAGACAAATTTGAAGATTTAATGGAACTTGGTATGAACATGGATCCTAGATTTGGTGGTGTAGTATTTCAAACAGCAGGAACATTGCTAGGACACGCAATTACAGCCAAAACAGCTAAAATGGACAAAAAGCTCCGTATGGTACAACTACAGCTCCAAAAGGCTAGATTGGATCATCAGATATCTAAAGACAACCCAGATGATCAACCTATTACTGGTCAAGGAGTAGTACTAGATCGTAATGAGTTACTTGATCAGATTCTCCAAAAGAACAAAAACAAATAAATACTCTATAAACAGGATAATCACCTATGAAAAGTCTTACCGAATATATTGCAGCTAGAAATCAACCATATGATTTCCGCATCAAAATAGCAAAGATTGAGCCTAAGGGCGAAATCATGGAGCGAATCAAAAATGCGTTAAATGCTTATGAACTTGTAAGCGTTACACCAGCAAAGAGCTTGCCTATACAAGAACACAGAGAGTTTCCTAAGTGGGGAGCCTGCGAGTGTTGGCAGTTTGAAGCCACTGTAGCCTATCCTACTATAACTAACCAGATTAGGCAGCTAATTGTAGAACGAGCCGGAATTAATCCAGAGTGGGTTTGTGTATACGGAAAGCAACAAGCCGACAGCAATGATGCTTTTGAAGCATATGGCAAAGACCACGAAGGCTCGTTATTGTTAAACAGTGAATTGCAAGATGTTCCTGGTGGACAGGAACTTGTTGCAGAAAAACGAAAAGACAGTTTATTAAAAGAATTGGATAAAGCAAGTCCAAAAATGGTTGCATTAGAATCAGATGCAGAGTTAGTGAGCGCACATCCTAAAAGAACAAAAATGCCCCCAGCACAGACAACTAATCAACTACCTCAAGGAACAAAGAGTCCAGTTGGAAGCCAACAAAACAAATTACCACCCGTTAAAGGAAAGAACAAATGAGCAACAATATCTATGACATATTAAAGAAAATTGAAAGCCTTGAGGCTCCAAAGAAAACCAATCTTACTGAAAGTAAGAGCATGGATAAAAAGAAAGAAGATAAAAAACATGAAAGCAAGAAGAAAGACAAGGCTGATAAAGGCGCGATTGCTGAAGCAGTTGCGAGAGTCGAAAAACAGTTAAGCGAAAAGTTTCATGACCATAAAAAGTCAATGGAAGAAAGTGGCTTCCCAGCCTACGCCAAGGGTCGAGCGAAGTATGGCCCAGGCATGGAAGAACTGTCCAAGGCAGCTCGTGACGGCGCCAGCGAAAAGACCATGGACAAAATCCGTGACAAGCATAATCGTTACAAAGACAAAGACAAAATGGATGAAGGCAGCTATAACGAAGACATGCTATCAGCAAAAGAAAAATCGTTTGCAGCACTAGCAGAGCCTAAAGATAAAATTACCTACGCAGACAAGATTGCCGGTGCTAAAAAAGGCAAGAAAGATGAAGGTAACGAATTCAGCGGGGAACTAGTTAAAGCCAGAGCTCAAGGCAAAGATAGCTTTGAAGTAGATGGCAAGTCATATCCGGTCAAAGAAGGAGAGCTTTCGGCAAAAGAAAAGTGGATGAATCCAGACAATACATTTAAAAATCCAAAAACTGATGCAGAATGGGCAAGAATACATAAGTCCAGAAGAGATTACGAAGCAGACTTAGCAAAAGATGGTATAAAACCACCGCCTTTTCATCTGAAGAGTGATGATGATGCGGCATTAAGAAAAGCACAATCTCAAGACCAAACTGATAGAGATGCAGACCGTAGTACGTTAAATCGGCTCGGAAATTATGGATCAAGATTGTTTTTTGGTAGAGACATTCCAGTGAATGAAGG